GTCTACTTTTATATTGGAAAAGTAATCCTTATTTCCTATCTCATATATTTCCTTGCCATCACAACAATATAAAACATTTTGTTGTTGCAAGAAATAAGGCTTGTCTGAATTTAAAGTTGTAAGCAGGATATCAGGATTGCCTACTTTGTATAGTTTTTTATCATATACTTCTAAAATAATTGAATTATCTAAAACGAAATATTCATGCCTTTTAGTTATATTAAACCCTTTAGGGATTGAATTTATTTTTACAACACCATCTCGTAAATTTAATTCGCCCTTTTGTTTTATAATAATGTTTTCACATACTGATAATTCATTGTCTTTTAAAAGGTCTTGTACTGTTGTGTCATTATATCCACCTGAAAAGTCAAAATATCCTTTGTATTGTATTTTACTCATTTAATCACCTCAAATCATAGGTGCGTATTTTATTCTTCTTCTTGATTTTTTCATTGTTTGTAACGTCTTGTTAGCTTGTTCTGCTTTACGGTGATATTCTGTAATTAATAAAATTTTATTGTTCCCCGCTATCAAATCTTCGTGCATGAATATTCTTGTCATTTCTTTATAAGCTACATAGTAAGCCAATGCTTCATGGAATAATTGATTTATTCCGGGAGTGTTTGTTAATGCAGTTACATTGTCTTGTGTAGCAATATATTCTACTTTATGCTCTCCTTCTGTTGGGAATTTTATCTGTCCGTTTTCGATTAAAAAATCATCTTCAAGCACATTCCCCTTGAAACACCTTTTTATAGCTATGCAATTATTAGGTAAGTCTGTCCAAATATCTTTTATTCCATATAGATAAGTGACTTCTTTCTTGCCTGCTTCATCGAATCTTGTTGCTAAATCAGTCATAGCTTCGTTTATATATAAAAAAATATAACTATCTGGTATATCTCTTTGCCCACATAGTAATAATGCTAAATTTTTAATTTCTTGTACGGTCATAGTAACCTCCTAAAAGTGTTTGGTTGTTTCCATTTTCACCACTTCTTTTACGAAATTTTCTCTTAAATCTTGTTCCTTTTTTGCTTTTTCTATTTCGTGTTTCAGTTTGCTTTCTTCAACCATTTTCATTTTCTTTTCAAATTCTATTACTTTGTTATCAGCTTGTTTTAGTTTATAAAAAACATCTTCTAATTTATCGCTTGATACACAGTAAGTTACTTTTTTAGACGGAAAAAAGGTACAAGAATGCACCTCGTACCTTTCTCCCTTTGGGTTGAAGAAAAGAATTAAATCATCATCATATTCTCGCAAATCATTAGCAATGTTATAAACATCATCTTCCATCAGTCGGTAGCCTAACTTTCGTAAATGATTAATCAATAATCCTTTTCTATTCATATGAACTCCTTATTGAGTAATGTTGGTTATTCTTGTGTTTGCACCCGGTTGTTTACACATGATTTCAGCATAGTTAGTTAAAATAGCTTCGTATGCTGCTGTGTTAGCAACTGGTTTCAAGATAGCACCATCCATATCCATCCAATCAAACAATTCGCCTATTGACAACAATTCAAAGGTATCTGCTATGTTCAAAAAGTCCATAGTTGTATCACCCTGATATTTGTCTTGTTCTACCGGTATTCCATTATAGGACATAGTAACATGCCCTGCGTCATATCGTGTTTCAATTTCAGAATATCTCTGGAACTGTGCTAAATAGTTTTTAAGCACTCTGTATGCTCTGTAACCTGCCAAAATAACTTCTGGTTTCTTACCTGATTTAAGGTCAACCCTCTGTATTGCTTGTTCCATAGTTTCATCATCTAATGCCACTCCGTTAGCATTAATAGCACCCGGATTAAACCAAGTGTTATTTGCTCTGTTTACTGTATAGATAGTGTTGTTGGGTGTCATAATAGCGTCAAGCCCTGTTATTTCTAATCCATAAGAACCCGAAATACAGATTGCGTCACCTATTGCGGTTGCTCCTGTTAATACCGGAGTAACAGTAATCGTGCTGTTAGCTTCGTTTATTGCTGTTATGGTATGTCCTTTGTTCTCAGCTGCGGGAGTTGTCATGTCTATCGTGTCAATTACCATGCCTTCTGCAAAGTATCTTGTGTTGTCTACTGCTATAATAGTTTCGCCTATTGGTTCAACTGCGGTACAAAGTGCCAATGTTCCCGTTCCATCACCGAACATTTGACGGTTAAGATTGTCTTTTGCATCTCTAAACATTTCTTTCATTTCAAGGTCTAAAGCGTTCACGAATGAAGCTCCTGTTGCACTTGACTTAATTAGTCTGTCGGACAATGAAATTCTTGCATACAAGTTTTTAGGCACTACATTAATTTGTAACCTGCTTGCTGCTGCTGCGGTAGGTAGAGTTCCTAATTCTGTCCTTGAGCCAATACCTCCGCTTCTACCGAATGTTACAAGGAATGTTTCGTTTGCTCCCATTGAAGGAGAAGTATTTTTCTCCATTAATTTGTAGAAGTAAGATAGTTCCTCGTTTAATTGGCTCTTAAAGCCGGGAAGGTAGTCATTCTGCAATATTGCGTTTAAATTTGCTATTGATATAGTCATTTCCTCTCTCCTTTTTTATAAATATTTAACAGTTTAATGTCTTGTTTAGGACAATAAAAAACACCTACATGGTGTTTATTGCTGATTTAACATTTGTAATCTTCTTATTGCTGATAATTTTGCTTCTTTCATGTTCTTTGGAAGCTCTCCGGTACTTGCAGGAATTTGTGTTCCCGTCTGGTTGTTCCCCATTAAAGGCGGTAATTCTTTTCCTGTTCCGTTATTCAATCCCTGTTGATACTCTTGAATTATCTGCTGTTTGATAGTTTCATTTTGTAGCAACTGATTTTTTAAATCCTCGTTACCAAGTATTCCTTCGACTAAGTTTCCACCATTACCAAGCAATGAATTTGATATTACGGTTTTATAAGCTATGCCAAGTGGGTCTTGAGTATTTACCAATCCGGGATTTTCTTGTATCACTTGAACTATCTGTGGTAAATATTTTTGTGCTTCCGGATTGGCTGACATGAAATTTCTAACATTGTCTTGCCATGATAACCTGTTGTTTAAACTTTGCGTCTGTTGAATTAATGGGTCGTACTGTTCTTTAATTTCATTTAGTGCCTGTTGCTTAGCTTCCTCTTGAATACGTCTTACAAACTCTATCGGATTATTTTCAAATTGCTGTCTTATCTGCTCGTTTTGTGCTTCGATTTGTTCCTGTGTTGGCTGGTTCATTCTCTGTTCAATCGGTGCAAGCCTTTGATTTAATGTTTGGTCTATTCTGGCTGACAAATTGTTGACTAAACTATTAATATCTATCTGCGGCTGCTGAACGGGTACTTGTTCTGTTGGTTGTGCCTGTGGCGGTTGTCCTGTTGGTTGCTCTGCAAACAACTGTAAGTTAAGTTTCTGCATAAATTTTCGTAACATTAAATTCCTCCATTCTCTTGTCTTTTTTCTAAATCAATCGGTTTGCCTTGTGGTTTTGGTTGCATTTGCATTTGTTGTTGCATCATTGCTTGTTGAATATATTTCATATGTTCTGCTATGTGCATTTTGAATATCTCTTGAATTTCAGGCGGTAATACCTCAAATTCTGAACTTAGCATAAATTCTCTATGCGTTTCTACCGCAACATCATGCAACTCGAAAAACTCTACTGGCTGTGGTTGTCCCATTGACATTTTTATATTTTGTTCATTACTCTTTGTTTTTTCAATCCGCTTGGAATCCATTCCAACATTCGTGTCTCCAAATTCAAGCATTTCAAGTATTTTACTGTCGTCAATCGCTCCTCTTTCATCTCTGAACATACCGTACTGCAATAAATTAATTATTAGGTTTCTTCTCTGTGATAAACTTTCGCTTATCCTTGCAACACCTTCGATAATAATATCGTCTGCTGTTATAGTGTTTTTGTTCCAATAGATTGTTTTAACTGAATTTACTCGTCCTGATATTCTAAGTATTCTTTCGTTTTCTGCAAATTGTTTATACAGATATAATGTTTGTCTTGCTACTTCTAACATACTGTCTTGAATACCAACTGCTGTTAAATGTAGTCTAGTTTCGTCTTGTTCGTTTAAAATATTTAATGCCCGTCCGCTTTCAACTCCCGTTGGTACTGTGCTATCTCTTGATAGTTCACTCACTCCACTTATTTTAGTGAAGTTTACTAAATCGGTTTGCTCTTGGTTGAAAAACTCCGCAGGCATGCCTTGAGATTGCATATATGTAGGAATTTGCGTTCCGTCTGATTTATTATAAATAAGCATATCTCCCGGTGCTATTCCTTCGCTGTCAAGGTTATTTAATTCTGCGGTAGCTGCGTCTACGATAACAACTCCTATTGCAGCAGATTTCATATATTCGCTTATACGGTTTTTAATGGCATTGTAACGTCTTTGAACAGGTATTAAACTGTCGATAATAGTTTTCCCCCAAAAATACCCCGGTCTAATGATTGAACGCTGTAAAACAAATGGTAACGCTCTATTGTTGTATTTTGAATTAATATACGGTAAATCTCCTTCATATAAAAGCTTATCGTGATAATCGCAACATATAATTAGCTTCCCGTTAGGAAATTCCTTTGAAGGTATCTCGTAATATTCATACAACATTATTACTTCATCTTTTTGTTTTGAATCAACTCCCATTTTAGAGTTATTAAGATTAAATAAAGCATTTCTGCCAAATATGTTAAGT